AGGGCCGATTTCTCCCCGGAAACCCAAAACGTGACGCATTGGAAACGTGACGGAGGTGTGACGTTATGAAATGCCTTGAATGCGGCAGGGAATTCCGTCCATCCGGCCGTGGCAAGCCGAACAAGTACTGTTCCGGCGCGTGCAGGGCGAAAGCGTATCGCCGCAGGAAGAAGACCGGCGCGACTGTCGAACGGGAATCGAAGCCCGTCAAGGCGAGGAAGTCGACGTCATTGCCTGAGCTTGACCGGCGCAGCTTCGAACGCATGATGGATGATTCGTTCGAGGATGTGCTTCGGCATAACCGCGACCGTCTTCGTGAGGCGTTGGATGATATTTCCACTCCGGCGAACGCGCTTCCCGCGATCAGCCGGCAGTTGATCGCGATCAGCGAGCGTTTGGAGAACATGCAGGGCGGTGGCGGACTGTTCGATGATGCGGATGATGTGACGGAGGTTTCGGAGGATGTCGGAGCGTCGATTGTCTGAGATCGCCCAAAAGCTGGTGAAGCCGAAAGGCATCGTCTCCAGCGATTTCGCGATGATCGACCACGCGGCCGTCAAGGCCGGCATCCGGTTCGACCTGTGGCAGAAGGGCTTCCTTTGGCTGCTGTTCGCGAAGACCGAGAACGGCAAGTACGCCTGCGGCTCCGGCGGCGCGGTATTGTCCTCCTGCCGTCAGATCGGCAAGACGTTCACCGTTGGCAACGCGATTTTCATCCTGTGCGCCGGACGTGCGGACACGCTGGTGATCTGGACCGCGCACCACACGCGCACCTCGGACGAGACTTTTGCGGACATGTGCGACATGACGCATAATCCGAAGCTCGCCAGATATGTGGAGAACGTTCGTCGTGCGAACGGCCAGCAGGAGATTCGTTTCACGAACGGGTCGCGCATCATGTTCGGCGCGCGTGAGAACGGTTTCGGCCGTGGTTTGCATAGCGCGGATATTGAAGTGTTCGATGAGGCGCAGATCCTTACCGTGAAGGCTTTGGACAATCTGATTCCGATCGTGAACACCAGTCCGAACCCTTTGGTCGTGTTCATGGGCAATCCACCTAAGCCGGGCGACCAGTCGGAGGCGTTCAGCGAGAAACGCGACCTTGCGCTCGGCGGCGATGCCGAGGGCATGCTGTACGTCGAATTGGCCGCCGACCGTGACGCGGATTCCGACGACCGTGAGGCGTGGGCGAAAGCCAATCCGAGCTATCCGAAGCGCACCAGCGAACAGGCGATCATGCGCATGCGCAACCTCCTCGCCGAAGACAGCTTCCGCCGCGAGGCGTTGGGCATCTGGGACGAGCATGTCGCGGTCCGCGCGATCGACCCGAAACTGTGGAAACAATCCGAGACCACGCAGGTGCCGGACGGCGGTATTCCGAGTTTCGCCTTGGATATGCCGCCCGACCGCAGTTCGCTGGTCATCGGCAACGCGTTGAAGCTGCCTGATGGCACCGCGTTGATTCAGATGGCCGCCATCGAGGACGCGCGCCGCAATGGCTCGCAGTGGGCTGTCGAATGGTTGCGGGAACGCTGGCCGAAGACCGCCGCAGTCGTGATCGACGCGCAGTCGCCGGCCATGAGCCTGCTGCCCGAATTGAAGAAGGCGCGCATCCGCGTGACCATCACTTCGATGGCGGAGATGGGACGCGCCTATGGACGGTTCCAGGACATGCTCAACGACGGACAGCTGAAACACCTGCCGGACGAAGCGCAGCCGCAATTGGCCGCAGCCGTGCGCGGCGCGATAACCCGCAATCTCGGGGCCTCGGGCGCATTGGCATGGAACAAGCTCGGCGCCGACGTGGACATCAGCCCGCTCGTCGCATGCACATTGGCATTGTATGGGGCTTACACGTCGAAGCGAGTCCCCGGACGCAAACAGAGAGTTGGATGACATCTTATGGTTGAATTCTCCGCATTGGGGCCGATCTCCGGCATCCCCGACAGCGATATGGACATCGTGCAGCGCCTGTACCGGGTGTGGACTCGGAAATACGCGCGCAACGCGTTGAGGACGAAATACTACAACGCCCACGAACGCGTGAAGAACCTCGGCATCGCGGTGCCCGACAAGCTCGCCAATCGATTCCACGCGTGCGTCGGCTGGCCCGCGAAAGCCGTGAAGACGCTCGCCGATCTGAGCGTGTTCGACGGATTCGCCTATCCGAACGGCGAGGACACGCATGGCGTCGACCAGATCATGGACCTCAACCGCTTCGACCTGATAACGCCGGAGACCATCGTGAACGCGTACACGCATTCATGCGCGTTCCTCACCGTCTTCCAAGATCCCGATGACGGCGAGCGGGTGCGCGTGGTTCCACGGCCCGCCACGTGGTCGGCGGCGATCTGGGATTTCATGCGCAACCGCATCAAGGCCGCGTTGACCATCACCGACGTCGATGAGTACGGCAACGCCACCGACATGAACGTGTGGCTGCCGCACATGGTCTACCAGTGCAGCCGCGTGAACGGAACATGGAAGGCGTCGGCCTGTCCGAACGACTGGCCGTATCCGACCGTGGTGCCCGTCTGCTACGACCCGCAGGCCGAACGCCCGTTCGGACGCTCCCGCATCACGAGACCGCTCATGGCGTTGACCGATGCGGCGATCCGCACCATGCTCCGCATGGAGGTGGGCGCCGAGTTCTACGCGGCCCCGAGCCTGTGGTTCCTTGGACTCGACCCGGACGCGTTCGCGGACAAGTGGAGCTCCCTGGTCAACAGCATCAACGCCGTCAGCCGCGACGAGAACGACGAGGTGCCCACCCTGCAGCAGGTGCAGCAGATGACGATGCAGCCGCATTCGGACATGCTGCGCACCATCGCCCTGATGGTGTCGAGCGAGACCAGCATCCCGGTCAACGACCTGGGCATCACTATGGACAATCCGGCCAGCGCCGAGGCGATGATGGCCGCCGAACGCAAGCTGTCTCGCGAGGCCGACCGGCAGAACCACCTCTTCTCCTACGCGTTGGAGGAGGTCATACGCATGGTCGTCTGTCTCCAGGAGCACATCGACCCGGAGGCCATGCCGGAATCGTTGACCGGCATCCGTTGCCAGTGGAAGCCGACGCAGGAGATCAGCCTCGGCGCACGCGCGGACGCGTTCAGCAAGATCGCGGGCGTGTCCGAAGCGTTCGCCCAGTCGGAGACCGGCTGGCGGTACGCGGGCTTCGACCATGAGGACATCGCGGACATCATGGGCACGATTCGCTCGCAGAACGCCCAGAACGTGCTCGACAAGCTGATCGGAGGTGTAGGCGATGGAGGACAGCAGGACGCCGGATCGCAGTCAAATCAGTCAGCTTCGACAGGCGCAGACGCAGGCGGCGATGTTGGCGAAGCGGGAGCTGGGCAACGTGTGGGAGGAGATCAGCGACTGGGAGCCGGCCAAGCAGCGTGACGCGCTGCTCGAACTGGTGCCGGCGATCATCGACAAATACGCCGACACGTCCAGCACCGCAGCGGCCGAATGGTACGAGCGTGTCCGAAGCAAGTGGATCTCCGACGATTTCAAAGCGCAGACGCCAACCAGGGCGAACGACGACATCAGCAGGCTGATCCGCGCGAAGGCCGGCGTCCTGTTCGGAGACGACGCCGACCCGATGCAGATGCTCCGCTTCCTGAACGGCGTGGTCGACAAGGGCGTGAAACAGGGCGGCAGGGACGCGATCCGCTACAACGCGAAACGCGACCCGAAGAAGCCGCGCTACGCGCGCGTGCCGTCCGGTGCGAAGACGTGCGCGTTCTGCGCCATGCTCGCGTCGCGTGGCTGGGTGTACGAGTCCGCCGAGACAGCCGGCGCGATGAACAAGTACCATTCCGACTGCGACTGCGAGATCGTGCCCAGCTGGGACAAGGACAGGCCGAACGTCGAAGGCTACGATCCGGAAAAGCTCTACGCGGACTACGAGAAGGCGTACAAGGCCGCAGGCGATAATCCCACGGAGGAGGACATCCTCCACGCGATGCGCCAGCACGCCGGAGCCTATACGGACGCCATCATTCCCGAACGGTTGAGGAGAGCGCCTGGACGGCCCGCGAAATTCGACGCGGAGCATCCGTTCCGCGCTTTCCTCGGGGACAGAAGCTTCAAAACCGCCGTGGAGGGGACGAATCCCGGTTATGCGACAGGCAAACCGGAATATACGAACAACTGCCAGCGTTGCGTCGTCGCCTACGAGATGAGAAGACGAGGATACGCGGTAACGTCCGCGCCGATCCCGGTCGATTCGAACGGCTCTCCGATCTTTGATGATGATACCGTCAACTGGGCGAAGGCGTTTGATGCAGAGCAGATCGGATGTGGAACTGATTCGGGGTATGGAACCGCCGTCAAGATGATGAAACGGTATGGTGATGGCAGCAGGGCCGTGATACGCGTTGATTGGATCGGCTTGCCATTCGGCCACGTGTTTATCGCGGAGAACATCAAAGGCAAAATCCATTTCATAGACCCGCAAAGCGGGAATATGGATGTCTCTTCCTACTTCGGATATGCCATGGAAGGAAAAACCTCTATAATGAGAACAGACAATGCCAAACCTACCGAATTGGTGAGGAAGTTCTGCATAGGAGACTGATATGACGCCGTACACGGCCATGATAGCGGCCTCCAAACATGTCAATGACATTTTCGTCAACAAGATGACCGTCCGCGGACTGTCCGAATCGGCG